CTGAAAGTGGGGTCCTGGGCAATTTTGAGCTTGGCCATGCTGGATCCTTACGAGAGGTAGCGGGTAGGTTCGGACTGCAGGGCCAGACTCACAGTGCGAGTGAGCAAGTTGCTCCGCGATACCGCAGGCTGCTTGGAGAAGGAGGTGAACGCACCGTAGAGCAGCTGGTCGTTACCAGGCAGCACCAGGCGCGCAGCCTCCACCTGCTTCCGGGCGTCTGCCTTGAGCAACACAGCGTTGAATGGCTTGGCTGGGTCATCAGCGATGGTCAGCGTCATGCTGGTGGCCGCCTTATCGGTTGGGATCTGACGACCTTGGTCGTCCTCCAGGAAGACCACGTCAAGGTAGTTCTGCTCACCACCCGCAAATGCCAGGTCGGTTACCTGGGGAACTTGCACCCAGGTCAGCACCTTCTTCATGCTGCCCACCCCGCCCCCGGCCGGGAAGAGAGTCACGTCGGCGGTGTCGATACCTTCCAGGGTAATCGCGGTGGCAGTTGCGGCCTTGACTCGCACTACCTTGTTATCGAGCTTGCTCCAGCCAGAGGTAAGCAGGACGATGTCGCCGACAGACAGGGATGCACCGGTTACAGTGGCCACCGCCTCGGCCGCGTTCGAGAGCGCGGTGAACGGCAGTACTGCATCGTAGGTTGCAGCGTGCTGGAAGTAGCCGCCGTTCGGGATTTTGTAGCCCATTGGTTTTATCCTCTTGCAGAAATGACAAAAACCCGCACTCGGCGGGTTTCAGGGGTTGCCCAATGGGCGGGTTATTCGGTATCAGCGCGGTACTGGAAGGAAGCCGCGACGGTGTAAGTCGGATCGTCGGTAATGCCCGGCCCGGGCTCAACTGGCGTGAGCACGATCACTTCGAAGTCGCCCTCGCTCAACCGCAGGTACAGCGGGAACAGGTCGGCGATATCGTCAGCCAGGCCCTCGGCACGGGTCGGGCCATCGCCGGATGGCGTCACGATGCTGACCTGGAACACGCCGGTGTAGGTCTTCTGGTCGCCGGCCAGCGTGTTGCTGTCGGTGCCAGCCGGGAGCAGGAAGGCCCGTAGGTAGGTCTCCCCGTCCTCAGGGTCAAACTGCACGTTCTGGTACGCGACCCGCAGCCCCTGATCGGTCGCCCAGGCATTGAGCCGGGCCTGATAGAGCAGCCTGATTTTGGAGTGGCTCATACCTGGTTGTTCCTGATGGCCTCCAGCACGATCTGCTGGAAGCGCGCGACGGTGACGCGGACCATGCCGCCGGGGGCCTGGGTCGAATGTCCATACTCGAGCGGAATGGCGTATGGAAGGTTGTTGATCAGATAGGCCTTCTGCCCGGCAGTGAAGTCGCCCACGGCTGCAATAAGCGCCGCGATGGCCTCCCGCCCGGTAGGATCCGCTTCGTCAAACGTGATGTTCTCGATCACATCCAGCGACAAATGCCAGTTACCGCGGAAGCGGCCGCCGACGTAGCCCTTACCTGCAACCAGCCCGTTCACATCGAAATTCTGGTCGCGCTCCGCCTTGGTCAGGGGCTTGGCGTATTTCACGCCCTTATTCAGCTTGCCGGACTTGGTGAAATTCGATTCGGTTAGGTTGATGACCGTGTTGCGGGCCGCGACTTTGAAGTCGTAGTCGTCGGCCTGGCGGGTGTTCTTCGCGCGGTACGCTACGTTGGCAGCCCATATCTCAGGGTTGCCCACCGGCGACATGCGGATGACGCTGCTGCCGAGTTCAATGATGATCTCGCGCATCGTTGCATCAATGGCCTCTTGGGCTTGCTGAGCGAACTCCTCGATCTGGGCAGCGAAGCTTCCGCTCCTGCCTTTGTGCTTTGAGGCCATGCTACTTCCTCAGCTGCAGCGTCCAGGTGGCGCCGGCGGCGTCCTGCCCAACGTTGATGACCCGTTGCCCGCCGATAGTATCGCCCACCTTGGGTTCGATCGGGGATTCGACGCCTGCGACCGTAGCCACCAGCTCGTTCTGCAGCACAACCAGCCGCACATCGGTGGTCAGAACCAAGGAGCCGTCGACGTCTTTAGACAGGTAGCTGCCGAAAACGCCACGCCCGCTGTAGGTGCTCGTGCCACCCGAGTTCTGCCCGGTGGCCGGGTTGTAGACCGGCGTTTCCTTGCGCACGCCGGCGACCGGCTTCACCGCATCTGCCAGGCCATCGGGGTCGTCGAACGCTTCTGCCAGTTCCGCCTGGATCTCTTCGCGCATGCCCATCGCTACACCCTCCTGAGCGTGAACGTGCCGGTTCGCTTGATCCACGGCGCCAGCAGCGCCAATGCGAAGTTCTCGCCCTGCGTCAGGTCGGCGGAGCCGGCAGTGTAGGTCTTGCTGACGGAGGTGCCAGACTGGGCTGATACGGTCTTGCTCTGCACCTCTCGCTGGGTCGCCTTGTACAAGCTACCCTGTGCGGCCACTTTCGCGACCTGCGCGCCGGCCGTCTTGATCTCGGTTGGAACCGGATCAGGGACAGCCCGCTTAATCTTGTCCGTAAGCCAGGCATTAGCCATGGTCACGGGAAGGACCGGATCACCGGTGCCGGCCCAGTCAGGACCCAACAGGGCGTCAACATCGGCGACGGTGATGAAGTCGGTCATTTGCTTGTCCTTATTCCTTCGGCACCAAGGCCTGCAGGTCTTCTTTCTTGGCCGATGCGTCGAACTCGATGCCTTTGGCGGTGAGCCAGGCCTTGAGGTCGGGAACGGTCATTTTCAGCGGGTCGGTTTCGGTATTGCTACTGGCTGGACCAGCCTGTGCCGCTACTGCTGCTGCGATTTCTTCGTCAGAGCTGCGAGACGCATAGCCGAAGGGCGGGTAATTACTCGCGAGGTACCCTGCCGCTACGAACTCGGCAACGGTCGGCCCGTCCTTGCGCAGCACGTCACTCGCCACGTTCCAGTCGGGCTTGCCGCCGCCGTTCCCCGCAGCCGCCGGTGCTTGCGGTTGTGCACGCAAGCGATTGATCTGCGCGAGCGTCAGCTGCTCGCCAGGCTTGATGTCGTTGCTCATGGTCATCTCCCAGAGAAACGGGGGCCGAGGCCCCCATCGGCTTACGCGCCTTTGATTTTCAGGAACGCGATGGGCACGTTCTTGCGATCCACGACGCGGTTCCAGTTCGCAGCCTTGCGCAGGTCCGCCAGGAGCGGAGTGAACTCATCCTCAGCCGTTGCAGCACCGGTGCGACCATTGGTGTTCGCGCGGTTGGTGATGTCGTCGCCGGTGAACTGGTAGCCGAACGGGTGCAGGATCCAGGTCTTGCGCTCCCACAGCGTTTCTACACCGCCGCCGTTACCCGCGCGAGCCTGGCGCTCGACCTCTTCAGGCACAAGTGGGCTGCCCTCGCCATACCCGAACGCACCGGCGCCGAACAGCACCGCAGTGGTGGTGATGGTGGCAGGATCGCCCGCGCTGGTAGCCGGCATATTGTCGTCCACGATGACGCGCTGACCCATGAAGGTCGGGATAGTCAGGTTGCCTTGGCTATCCGGGATGAAGTCGATGTCGTCGGCATCGATCATCTGCTTGTAAGCCAGAGAGTGAACAGCGATAGCCGACAACTGGCCGAACGCATCGCCCAGGGTGAAGACCGCAGCAGTAAAGCCCTGACGGGACCAGGTGCTGGTCGAACCGTCGTAGACCATATCGCCATCGTCGTTGGCGATGTTGTCGGCCAGGAGACCTACCGCCGAGGCGATCACGCGGCGCTGCCACTGGCGCTGCCCGTAGGTGCCGAAGCGATTGCGGATGCGCTGCATCGGGTTGGAGCCCGCCAGCTCGACCACCAGGTCCGCAGACGAGTACCCCTGGTTGAGGTAGCTGATGCGAGCCTTCTGGATGCCGGAGCCCAGTTTGTTCGGCGCAGCCATGTCGGCCGGGTCGTCGTTCGAGGCGTTCGGCTCTACGGACGCATCGAGATCGCGCCAGAACGGCACTTGGATCTCTTGACCGCCGGTATTGGCTTTCTGGTCCAGCATATCGTTGCGGACAACAACGCCGGACTCGAAGAAAGCGGTTTTTTCTGGGGTGTTTTCCGCCTGGTAGTCGGCGTACACCTCGGGGATTACTGCGTCGGAAAGGCGAGTGGTCGCCATAGTGTGTTACTCCTGTCTGGTGGCATCGCGCAGCTGTCGATATTTCGCCGGATCTGTCCGGTAAAGCTCAGTGCGCTCGGTTTCGGTCATGTCGGAAAACTTCTTCGTGGCCTTGCCACCGTTGTCGCCGGTTGGTCCGGCGCCCTGAGCCCTTGGCCACAGGTGAGTTGCGGTTTCGCGCAGCGATTCCGCCCATTCGAGCGGGGACAGCGGCGTCTTGCCGTCCTTGCCGTAGATGACCTCGCCATCACGGTCGGTAGCGATCGCCTCGCCGTCCTCGCTGAGTTTGAAAGTGCCCCGGGCGCGGAGGATGATGTCCTCGGCTGCCTCGGGGAGTGCGCCAGCCTTGATGGCAGCGGCGCGGATGGAGTCGGCCAAAACCTTGTCGCTGTACTTCGCGGCGAAGGCTTCGGCCTTTTCGGCGCGGGACTTTTCGGCAGCCAACTGCTTGTCGTAGTCGCCGCGCAGGCGCTCGGTACGACGGGAAATGACCTCGTCCAGCTTGCCCTCGGCGATCAGCTTGGTTTCTTCGTCCTGGCCTACCTTGGTCAGCAGGCCTTTCACCGCGGCGATGTCCAGGCCTTCGAACTGGGTCTTGAAGCCATCCAGCTCGGTTTTGGTGTTCTTGAGGGAGCCAAGCAGCTCGGTGTTCTTGTTCTTGAGTCCGGCGGTAGCAGCCTCTACAGCAGCTGCGATGGCGTCTTTGACGGCCGGGTTTTCAAGGTCGATCTGATTTTCGTCTGCCACTTGGCGCACCCCTTGGGCTGGTTTTCCCGCTTTGCGGGCATAAAAAAACCCCGGCATGGCCGAGGTCTGGAAATTCTGTGGCTCTGGCTATCGAACGATGCTGAGCCCGCGCATCGCCAGGTAGTCAGCGAACTGCGTCCGGCTCTCCACCCACAGCGGCGGATGGTTGCGGTGGTCAGGGGTGCTGCGCGTCAGCGGCACCCGCTTCTTGCCGTCGAATGAGTGCGTCGGCTCTTGCAACTCAATACCGCGATCAACGGCGTAGAGCTCGATTGCCAGCATGGTCTGCCCGTGGCGGATGCCGTAGGGGATCAGCGCCTTGCTGAGAAATTCCCCGGCGAGCACGATCCCGTCGCGGGGCCACGCCAAAGGCTGGCGGCCCGAAGCGGGTCTGCCCTTCCACTCCATCGCGCCCATGACCCGCGCAGCCTTCAGCAGATACTCGGCCCGGCCGGCTTCATCAGCAGGCACCGGAAACCCGTAGTAGTCGCCATGGAACCGCAGCGCATCCGTGTCGGTGTAGCTGTTCGCCTCGGGGTTGTCGCCCTTGCCGTGCTCGACGATGATCATGGCGCGCCCTGGTGTGGTGGGCGGTCAGTTTACACCGGCTCGCTCGAACATTTTCGGCTCGAGCGCTTTCATCTGGTCTAGCGTCAGCGGCTTGAAGTTGGTGCTGAGCTGCAGGGCAGCGAACTTTTCAGGCATGAGGCCACCGTCGCGGAACAGCTTCCCGCGCACGGGACCCAAGGCGGCATCCTGAAAGCTGGCCGGCTGCGTGGCGAGCCAGTCGTAGTAGCCCAAGCCTGCATCGACCTGCCTGCCTCCTGAGTCGCCCACCGATGCCCGGGTGGCGCCTTTGGAGAGCGCCGCCGACAACCTGGTGCTGGGGACCGTGGTCGACCTGCAGTTGATGTGCGCCGGCGGCAAAGGCCCCTTTCCAATCTCGAACACTCGGCCGTCTAGGCTCTTGCACTGGGCGCTGGTCTTCTTGTCGAGGGTCGAAACCCACCGATAACCCAACACCAAATCCTGGTTCGCCTTCAGCGTCTCCATGCGCGCGGTCGTGGCGACGTGCTGGATGGCAGTCTGGACCACTGCCCTGGCATTGCGATTGCTGACGGCCAGGATGCCGTCGTTAAAATTCTGTTCAGCAGTGCCGCGGATCGCCTTCACGATCTCGGCATTGGTCTGGCCCTGACCGAAGCCCAGGCGGATGGCGTTGGTAACCCGCATCGTCTCCGACCGCGTCCAGCCGCTTATGAAGGACTTGAGCAGCTTCCCACCGTCCAGGCCGGTCACCTGAAGCGGGTAGGCGAAGACTGCGGCCCGGATCACTGCGTTGGCCGGCACCACAGCGTCGACGGAGAGCGCATGCCCGAGGCTATTGGCCTCGAACGTGGACTCGTACAGCGCGATGTTGACCAGGTCGGCCTGCACCACGTCGCTGTAGGCCATGTAGATGTCCAGCAGCTTGCCGTCGACGCGCGCCAGGAACTCTTCCAAGCGCTGTCGGCTGTAGGTGGTCAATTCCTTGCGGGTCAGCTGATCACGTACGACGGTGTCGATCTGGCGGAGGTACTTCTCGAACTTCTTCACCTCGCCGGCCTTGAGCCGCTCCAGCATGACGCTATGCCGCGTCGTCTGCTCCAGCAGCTGGCTGTCCTGATCCTGCTTGTTTGTCGCTGCCATCGTCGCTGTCCAAGTTCAGGCTGCGCGCCGAATCAGCTTCATCGCTGACGAGGGTCGCTTCCTCTTCATAGGCCCGCTCCGGCAGCTTCCCGGTGGTCAGGTACTGCCAGTAGGTGTCCCAGCTGATGCCGCCTGCTGCCACTGCTTTCTGAAGCTCCGCCAGCACCTGGGCATCCACGTCGGGAATGATGAATTCCGGCTT